AAGCTCTCAAGGTCAAATATGGAACCGACGCCATGTGGAAATAAAGTGATACCACTTTTGGCAATTGTCAGGGTTTCAATCTATATGTATATTCAATTTGAAATTGAATAAAGTTACAAAGATAATTATTCGTCAATATTAGTACTGGATAAAATGATCTTGGAATCATCATGTGTGATCGATCTATGTTTATCACAATAGACGTGATCATAGCTATCGAGTGAACACCACCAGACGTATTCCCGTTGATACTGACACCTTGTGTATTGATCCCTGGGTCTTGTCTTCCTCTTTGTCTTCCTCTTTGTCGGGATCTTTGAAAGACTCTTGTTACCCTTCTGGCCAACACGCCCGATGTTACATGCTAGGCAAGCGATAACGCAATTGGATTTAGTATGTCCGATTCGATTTGATAGACGCTCGATACTTAAGGTACTCATTTCACTCTCACTTATGATTGTCCTATCTCCACAATAATGACAACTAGTCGACTTCTGGATAAGTATCGCTATACAATGAACGCTGATATGATTCTCTTCGTCGTAAATCTTATTCTTTATGTCGGTACTTCTGAAAGTGGAAACCCTCTGTCTTAAATTCAAGTTGACGAATTTAACGGGGTCAGACTTTTCCGGACAAACAGACCGATAAGATTCAATATCCATTAACATTTTTAATGGATCTAAAAAGAAACCGAATCACAAAAAGTGGAATCATATTGTACCACTTTTGATTGATTACGTTGATGGTCTAACGAATTTGTGAAACTCAAATGTACAAAAACAATTCTTCAATTTGAAATTGGAGAACTTAATTATACAAAAAAAGATTTACATTTCAAAAAAGAAGAACCAAAGGTCAGACTACGAATTATATATATTAAAGAACGAAGAACTAACACAATTCAACTGTCAATTGATGACAAGAGAACTAGGAAGTACATATATGATTATATAACCCTTGAATTCATGAATAGAATCGCGATTCTATTAAACATACAGACTATCCCATCACCTTATTCCTAGTTCCTAGTTCTTTTCTAGTCCATTGACAGTTGAATTGCTGTATCTTTGGTTTGTTAATGTATATAATTCCGTGCTCTGACCTTTAGTTCTCTATTTCACTTTACATTTTCCAAATCCTGACATTTGAGTTCTCCAAATGACTACTTGTGTTTTCAACTTGACAGTTGGGTTCTCTATTTCACTTTACATTTTTATGCGTCCTAGGGACGTATATGTTTTTTGTTTACCTCTTCGCGGGTTTCAGATAGCATACAGGTTTGGGAAGAGACACCACCAGGAGTAGCCGTAGGGCTGCCGGATATTGACCACAATGCTCACATCTCACATCTCGGCGCGAGATACAGTCGCTACAGCGGATACACTGACACATACCCCGAATGGTAGAAGCTATACTGTCACCCAATCCCCAGTTCCGCTCATTCCGGAGCTCAACAAGGTCAATTATAGACTTGAGGACTTTTTCCCTAACTTCAACGGAATTTCCATCAAAATAATCTCGGAAGTGGTGGAGATCATTGCCGGACTCTCCACAATCAACACAAGAGTCCTTGTGAGTTGAATCATGTGGAAGGTAGTACCTCTCTTCATTCTCGATTATCTTAAGCAATTCTCGATCAGACCCACACTCTTTAACCTGACAATCTCGCATATACTCCACACCAGCCACCTCCGCGGCGACAGCCTCTTCAGTGTCCTTCCTTGCCTTCAGTTCGTTCCTCCTGATCTGTCCCCTATCTCTGCAAGGTTGACAAGTCTTGAGTGTTCTCGTCCCTTTGATGAACAGAGTAGAGTCCCTATCGGCTTTGCATGACTTACAGAATGTAGTATCCATTTAGCTAATATGTTATATGTAGTAGATGTTTATTCCGTGCTTCCGCGTTTTTTGTCAATCAGTTTCCGCGTTTTATATAGAGCTATCCTGAGCTTCCCTTGGACGAAAGTATTCGGCTAATCGCAGTAAGATAAGAGCGGGTTACTCCGATCACACCTCTGAAACTATCGGCCATGGCAGGATACTCACGTAGGGTGTCGACGTTATCATTGAAGTAACTTCTCATCAACCGCGCTCCATTAAGGATTGTTTCATTGAGTCTAATCAATTCCTTAACCATTGCGGGTGTATTTAATTTCCATGTCCTAGTTAGAAGCCCCAGCATCTGTATTACATCTCTTATCCTCGACACATATAAGGATGACACGTTGGTTATCCTAGGAATATCACTAGGTGTTATGAGCGACTTTTGACCTGGTACCAATGCATCACGGAAGTAATTTGGAAAATTACCGGGAATGTTCTTAACACCATCCAGGATTTTTGTGATCTTCTTCAAAGGTGACTTGATACTTGGGGGGTTTGGTGGCGACCTTATTACTCTTCCATTTCTGGGATAAACTGAGACTTGCATTTACAATAGAGATTAAAAAGATTTCTTCGCGCGGAGATTGGTAAATAATACACCATAGAGCGAAACGAATTTGGTATAGTTGGTATTATAAAGAGTGCTCATTCCCGCGATCGATCTGCTCAAAGGCTCCAGAGCGAAAGTGAGGGTCGCCTTAGCAAGAAGATAGAAGATGTTTGGATACTGAGTTCCATTCAGCTCAATATAGAATTTTTCATCTGTAAGTTTCTTGAATGCGACGAAGATGTCGTTTAGGTTATCGTGCAATGATTTCAACTCAGGAGTATCTAAATTTCCAGCTTTAACAGCTAGTGGTTTGTAGAGCGATATAAGATCTACCAAGTCGTTGTTGAGTTTTCCGATAAATTTCATGAGTGTTCCAGCTGATGAAACGGTTATTTTCTTTATGGTGATCCCTACAACGGGTTTGATGATTATAGGATTATCAATGTTCATGTTATAGAACATCTGGATCCAAGAGGGTCTTGCCTGGGTGGCTTTTGAGGGTAGTTCATTGTAGATAAATAGAGGATCCAAAATTGACATATCCATCGGGAACGGATACAAATTCCCCTTCATAGCTAGTAATCTCATCCTTTCTTTCCCTGTGATAATTTTCGGAAGGTTCGCTTTAAAAGCGATCATGTATTTATTGTAAAAATCGCCGGGCTTGCTCTCTCCGTTCTTCCTCAAGAAATTGACAATTTCAACCTGATCGTTATCATAAATCAAGAATAAATTCTTGACCGCGTCTTCCCATAGCAAGTCCTTCTCTCCAACCGGTTTTGATTTCAATTCATCAAATCTTTTGTCGAAAAGATTTATAATGCCCTCCCTTCTGGATTCAGATCCCACAAGGACAGAAAGAAAGTTTGCCTTGACTGCTAGGGGGTTTTCAGTATTCAACCACAAGTCTTCAGGTGCAACACCCTCATCCTTAAAATACGTTTCTATTCCAGGAATAACGCGGGCGAATTCCTTCAATTTATTATTGACTGTTACGAAATCCATCGGGCCGCCCTCTAAGGTCTCTGGGTCGAAGGCGCCATCGGTACCAAATTCTGTGTCCTCACTAAGCTCCTCTTCACGTTGTTCTTCGTCCATCCACTTTTTGTAAAAATCCAACATAACTTTGCTGGTATAGTTTCGTTGAGCTAACGCTGAAGAATTTCTAAATTGTGTATCATTCATCGTTCCTTTCTAAAAGGGACGAAAATTATTTTTTGAATTAGTAATCAATCTTATGCTCTTTGACGTAGGCCGATGCATCGGTCATTTTCAAATTCTGTTCTTTCATAATCCTCTTCACGACGACATTCCTACGTTTCATCTTATCGCTCTGAACTCTCTTCTTCTTAGGTTCGCGTTTTGATAATTCCCCGTGACAATTCAACTTAAGATCTACATCAAGAACCTCCTTGGGTGGCGCCTTCTTTTTGGGTGCGGCCTTCTTTTTGGGTTTCAGATCACCGATATCAATTGAATCCGGTTTCGCGTCCAACCGTCTCTCGATTCCCGCAAGACTCTTTTCTCTATCAGATTCAAGTTTTTCAGCTTTAGACAAAATCTTCTTCTCGACAACTCCACCGGATTTTGATTGTGCGACAGCCTTCTTAATAACCTCACCGGAAGCTTTAGCCTTCGCCCGCCTTTCCCTCGCCTTCCTATTTCTAGTCTCCCTAGCTTCTGTCGACAGTGGAATTCCTTTACCTTTGGGTACCGATTTGGAAATAACATCTCTGGCATCATCGAGCAAATCGTCATATTTACCTTCCTTTGTAGCCATACCCATAGAGATTGCTTGTTTGAGGGCAATTGTTACAAATGGAGCTAGCTCGGGATTTCCCACAAGAGTCATAAGAGCAGTTGAGAGGACTGGGACGCCGAATGTGAGAGACAGATCAATTAGTTGATCTTTATGCGAGGCGAGCAATTTCACTATATCATCTTTATTTTTGATTGATCCTACTTTACTCTTGATATCATCAAATCCCTTTTTGAGTGGCTTCTTGATTTTCTTGAATGCTTTACTAGCATAGAGGGAAATACCGTCACCTGTGAGAACTATTGGTGATCGCTCTTCATCGAATGGTTTTTCTTGCAAACCATGACCATATTTTACATTTGTAATTTCACGTCGTAGTTTTTCGGGCGATTTAAATGCTCGGTAGTCGTGGGTCAAGTAATTGTCCAGATGATTAGAGCGGTACACCTTCTCTCCACCATGAATTTCCCATCTAATTCCATTTCTACCCTCTGCGGGGTAAATATTCATGGAAAATCTATCAGCCATTTTACTTGGGCGTATGTAAAAATAATTATGCAAGATTATCTTGTGTAATGTTGACGAGTGTGTCAATTTAGAATAAAATAGAGTCAAGATCAGAAGGTTTCATTTTCCCACCACCGCTTCTGGCGCCTCCACCGCTCATGGCTCCGGATCCTACCATTTGGTTCCCTTTGATTGACATCAGGGCATCACTTGGAGATTGGGCGAAATCGGTTTTCAAGTAATCGACCAATTCATTCGAAGTAATTCCCTTTTGCGTTGTTTTCACACGGACTACGTCGCGGGAATCCATCAGCATACTATCGATGGTGGAGGCTCCTGATACAGTCGTGATAACGCCGTCGTTTTCAACCAAAATGATCAGTTCACCAGCAGCGGCCGCGCCGAAATTATTGAGGATTTGAAGTGAAACTTGAAGGGAAATATTGACTGTACAGCCCTCAGAAAGTCGATGATCGAGTGACAAATCATAAGAAGGCTTCAGGATGAATACCGGCCCAGTAGTGTATACACGCCCTGGGAAGGTACCTGTGGACACCTGACCAAGAGCCTTTGTTGCATATCCGCGAAACTGATCTAATCCCCTCTGATAACCGTTCTTTTTCGACATTGAATGAAGCGCTTCCACCGAGAAATTGCTAAGTAAGTTACTTTTATTATCCATCGTTACCGAAAGTGGTGTGGATGAACCATGATTGAAGTAACTAAAGGACTGGTTAGCTTTCCGACTAGAAAGGATCCTGCGGGCGGCAATGAAGATTCTACTCGGAACCACACCGAGCTGAATCGCCTGAGATGTAATAGTCGTAGATGCACCGTCGGCGAGTTGAGAAATCGGTGAGACGTATCTGGTGAGATTCTCGATTGGAAGACTATTCCTCAAAGCAACCTTATCCATTTCCGACAATGAGTAGTAGGAAATGCGTAAAAATGCGGTATCTACGCTAGATAGGACGGCGGTCACCCTGCCACCGTTTTCGGAATCTGCGGCGGGATTTTGACAACACCAAAATCTTTTGGAAACCGCGTTGAGCTGGAACGCAATGTTCAACGCGTTCACTCCAATTAGGCCGGCATCTTCACCACCGGCCTGCATTAGAAAGGGTTTGATGAAAATGGGCTCGACACTTCTAAATTGCACTGTGGCGACAAGTGGAGCACCATTAACCGTTACCAATGGGGAGGTTGGTGATGCAATAGACAAGACCTCGACATTTCCCCTACCCATGGGGTGGTTGAATGAAGATGAGGAATATCCTGAGAAGGGGTTATTTCCTGATGCTGCAACCGCATCAGAATAGAGTTTGTAATTGTCTGGCTTGTAGCATGTCAACCCTTGACCAGCGTATGCCTCTTCGTTAATTGTCGACATCCAACGTTCGTGGAAAATGTCCCCTGTGGGGGCTGAGATAGATGAGTTGTTGATGTAGACCTGGGTGTTCTCAACGAAGCCAGATTGGAAGGGGAACGATGCTGGTGCTTCTAAGGTTCCGAGTTGAAAGACATCGCCTACGGCTACTGGATTCCCTACGTCGTTGTAGGTGAGTACCACGGAAAAGACAGTTTCTAAGAGTATATAGCGAGATATGACAGTCGATTCATTTGGCGGAATTATGTTGAAGCTGACGTTCGATGTTGATTTGGAATTCGCCTCCACCCGCTGACTTGACAACTGCGCAGCTCCTGACGCAACAGGAAAACACAATTTTTCTTTGATATCTAAAACGGAATCTTTAACTTTGATCAAATCAACATAATTTCCAGAACTCATTGTTTATGTTGGTTGTAGAAAAACATTTTCCGATTTGAAATTAATTAGTTGACGAGAGCACTCACAATTTCATCCAACGTGCCGCCATAATTCTTTTCCAACTTGGCGATGTATTTCGCAAATTGCTTCAAATTATAATCAAAGTGCTTCAAAGTATAAATTCGTAAAATACACCACCTCCCACAAGTGGCCACTTGCGGACTGGGATCTTGGTATTTAATTTGATTGCAAATAAAATTGACCGAAGGGAATCGCTTCAGATATTTCTTTATCGAAATAGAAAGGAAATTCTTCTCTTGTTCTAATTTTATATTCTTAAGAGTGGTATTGGACTTATAGAGTTTACCTGGAGTCATCCCATACGAGTCGAAGAATTCGAGTGTGGGTACACCGGCGTTTTTATATTTCAATAAGGAACACCAGTGTCCATTATTGTCCTCCACCGTCTCGAATAGGATGATTATATAGTCAATTTCTTTGGGAAGTAATTTATTGATTGATTTATTTTCTAGTTCTTCAAATAGGATTATCTTATTCTTGGGAATGTATCTTCCTAGATCCATTCCTGTCATTGGAATAGAAACCATTTACAGAGCCGGAATAAATTATTCCGATGGATATAAAAATGAATTTCCACGGTGATGGGTATCCCATATTCAAAGTTATTTCAGGGGGAAACCCAAATAACTCCCGCCTTGTAAGTGTTTCTTCTAACATTGGGGCACCCCAGTCGTTCACCAGCTACGAATGCGCAGAGGATGACAAAATAGAAGTAGTCCCTAATTCCTCTTCCGAACGAGAATGCACTGTCATGTTGGGAAGATCTGGTAGCGGTAAGTCCTATCAAGTGTTAAAATACGTCCAACAATGGCAAAAACAAAAGAAGAATAAGAAAGGAAAGGTAATCCTATTCTCCAGCTTGACCGTTGATAAGACCTTGGATCAATTGGGTGAAAAATTAAAACGAGTTAAATTAAATGATGAATTCTTGACCACTGGAGTCTCCTTAGATTGGTTTGAGGATTGCTTGGTCATATTCGATGATACCGATGTCATTACAAATAAGGCAATAAAAGCGAAAGTAATGAAGATACAGAATTCAATTCTCCAGATCGGGAGACACAAGAATATCACCTGCGTTGTGACAAGTCATTCCTTTTGCAATAGGGATAATGGTATAGTCATTAGTGAGGCTCATAAATTATACATCTACCCCAGAACAGGTATTACGAGTAAATTACTATATTTGCTTGAGGGTCACAGGGGATTAACCAAGCAGCAAGCTGTCGGGTTGAGGGATACTAAGTACGGTCGCTGGATTTGTATTGACAGCGGCGCATATAGTACCGTCATCTATGAAAAAGGTGCATACATGTTGAATATCTAAAATATATCCCCAATATAAATGTCTGGATTAATAAACGAATTTACCCACAATGGGAATACCAGTACCAATTTGATTTACGATTACATCCCGACAGAAAATATTTCATCAATTTCCATATTTTGCTTCGCAAATGCTGAAGTTGAGTTAAAGGTATTATGGTCAGTAGACAACGTAAATACCGATCTAACCGATTCTATAACGATCTTAGCGGGTACCGCCCAATCCTTAGCATTACCGGTTAAATCGTCATATGTGTCCGTATCAGTTACGTTGACAGCTTCACCCACTATTGTTCGACTTCAGAGTATATTCTTTTATTCGAACTCAGAGGCTAGTCCCTTTACTTTGGCGAATATAGGAACCGGGGTTGAATTATACAAAAAAGATGAGGGAGTTCGGACATTAGTTTCGGGAGATTCTAGTGTTACAATTACCCAAGCCTCCACGACAGTCGACCTAGCCGTTCCTTATGCAGATAAGAGTTTTGGAGTCGTATATGATGGTAATGTCACTGTTTCTGGAGCTTCCGGTGTGTTTTTCGAGCTCTTAGCTGTAAGTAATCGATCATTATTTTCAAATTTTACATTCTCGTTGGGACGACTCACATACACAGGAATTCCCACCAGGTATTTTGCATTTAATTTTTCAGGAATGGGAAATCTAACCACCTATACCACCTTTGATTTTCAAGTGAGGAAGAATGGTGTTCGTCAAAGAGGTCAATCTAAAACATCTAACGATACATCCCTTAATCGGGCAAGTGGGAGTTGCCACGATGTCGTCCGGTTGCGCACTAATGATTTCGTTAGTATCTACATTAGGAAGAATAATGCAGCCGACCTGAGTTTCGGATCAATCAACTACTCGATCCACCAACTCTAAAAAAACATCTACTGTAAATGAGTGGATTAATAAACGAATTTACCCACAATGGGATTACCAGTACCAATTTGATTTACGATTACATCCCGACAGAAAATGTTTCATCAATTTCCGTATTTTGCTTTGCAAATGCTCAAGTTGAGTTAAAGGTGTTATGGTCGGTAGACAACGTAAATACCGATCTAACTGATTCTATAACGATCCTAGCAGGGACTGCCCAATCCTTAGCATTACCGGTTAAATCGTCATATGTGTCCGTATCAGTTACGTTGACGGCTTCGCCTACTATTGTTAGACTTCAGAGTATATTCTTTTATTCTAGCTCAGAAGCGACCCCTTTCACTTTAGCGAATATAGGAACCGGGGTTGAATTATACAAAAAAGATGAGGGAGTTCGGACATTAGTTTCGGGAGATTCTAGTGTTACAATTGCCCAGAACTCAGCTGAAGTAGATCTAACCGTTCCCTCATTGTCGAATATAGGGGGAGGAATTGAAGTTTACAGACCAGGTCAAGGAATGCGAAGCCTCATCAGCTCGGATGGTTCAATTGGGGTGACCCAGAATGTGAATGAAATTGATGTTATAGCTTCACCCATTCCTTACTCATCCGCGAGTAAAGCCTACGGATATCTCTTAGATTTAGCCATTAATTTTTCCTCGACTGCCAATGTTAGAGTCGAACTTCCCATTTCTCCAAATTCATCCACAATGAATTTGTTCAGTCGTTCCGGAGGCCGGTTAGTCTATAATGGACTTGAAACAAAGTTGTTTTCTATAAGTTTTTCCGTGAACTCTAGCGGGACTGCGGGGATCACCTGGTTGTTTTGGGGATATCGCAATGGCTCGGCTTTAGGATCAACTTGTAGAATGTTGACTCCGTCCTCAGGTGGGACTCAGATTGGCTGTAGTCTCTTCCAAATCACTTCACTGTCCACCGGCGATTATGTAAGCATCTACGGTAGGAAAAGTACTAGTAGTAACGTCTTCATCGAGAATATCAATTTTAAAGTTGTCGAAATTTAGAAATGGATCTATTCCCTTTCTATTGGTAGTTCCAGGAAAAGAAATTATAGACCCCTTACAAATGAGCTGTAAAATCAATGAATTTCATTTCGATGGTAGTATTCCCCCCAATTTGTTTTTTGATTTCGTTCCGACTAAAAATACAATCTCAATCTCGACATTTGCATTCGCAAATGCTGACGCGACCCTAAACATCCTCTGGTCAAGTAATTCAATAGATACGGATCTCATAGATAGCATTGTTATTCCAGCTGGAACCTCCAAGTCAATGGCTCTCCCGATCAAGGCTTCATATGTTGGACTGACTTTTACTTCGGTCACCAATCCTACCACCGTTCGATTGGAGAGTCTATTCTTTGTATAAAATTATTCAATCTATGATTGAACAAAACATTCCATTACCACCTACGTCCATTTTTTAAGCTCTTTCTTAGATTCATCAGATAGAACACGTGGGGGATATATTAAACCCCAGGCCGGGCCGGAATCGCTCATTAGAAGCATCTCCCCGGGAACACCATTTGGTAAGATCTTCATCTTCCCCATCTTATCGCCCACGAGCAAACACCCTTTGGGACAGAAAGGCGGCATTCTTGGATCCAGTTGAATCACGCTCTTTCCCGAGGAGGAAAGTGGTCGTTCTTTCTTTTTGAAGAAGGATCTATGTTGGGGTTTTTTCTCCTCCCCCTTCTCCTCTTCTTTCTCTTCCTCTTCCTCTTTCTTTTTTTCTTCCTTGGGTAACTCGGGTAATTGTTTCCTTCCACTCAGGATTACCACGAGCTTATCATTGAGTTGCCCAGATTGGTTAATGATCCGAATTCTAACAAAAGGGAATGGATTTTCAGTCACTTCACTTCGCCAAAGTGTGGAGGGAGTCCTTGCGATTATCTTGATCGTTTCATCTATGGGGGCATCCAATTCGTAGGAATATTCTAAATTCACCTGCATAATGCAGTTGGAATAAGAGCTCAGTCTTACCCTCTTCACTTCACTCACATCGAAAAACTCTGAAACGAATTCTAGGTTCTGACCTAGCGGCGTTGTAATTTTACAAAATTCCATTTTAGTAATGGAGAGAAAAAAGATTTTACCCCAGGGATTTCGAACGTCCTCGTGTAATTGTAAGGGGTGTTGTGATCGAATTAGTCGATAGATGTTTCTTTCTCCTATCTCGGGCAAACTGAATACAATAGCGGCATTTTGCTGCTTTCACATATGGAGCGGAAATGCAGTGAGAAACATGATTCGGCATTTGTATACTCGCGCAAAATATATAAAATTCGAAATATATTTTCTAGGACTTGTTATAAAATGTCCACGTTACAAAGTCAAGATGTTGTCTACTACACAGCGACCCTTAGAAAAGCATCCCATGATAATGTCGACGAATTTCGAACGTTGAGTTTCCAGGATCAACGAAATGAGGTGATTATCCCCCGAGCGAGTGACTACGAGATGTCAATTGTAAAATTCATGATAGATACCCCTTCAGTGCCTTTATATATCGCTGAGATCCAACCCAACCAAGCAAATCCATTAAAAACGATATATAGCGTAAGCTTGTCTTATTTGACTGGTGGGGTCGAGACGTTCACTATACCAATTTCTGTTCAATGGATAATTCGAGACACCACCGATCTGGATCCAGCTCCTCCGTCAAGTAACGCTAATGGACTACAGAGTAATACCAGAAATTACAACTCGTATTCTTACACCGATTTGATCGAATGTATCAATTTGGCATTATCTACAGCGAAAAACGTTTTGGATGTCATGTTTGGTGCATTGCTTCCAATCGAGCCACCTACATTCGTATGGGATCCTGTCAACGACAAATGCGACATTTACGCAAGAGCTGACCACTACCGGGATGGGCTCTTAAATCAGATTAGGATCAACATCAGTAAATCATTATATCCTTTATTTTCGTCTTTCCCAGTCGATAAGAGGAAGGTAAGTGCCGCTAGAACTGAATACCGCCTTAGAATGCAAGATTTTGGGGTCAATGTCGTTCCTACCTTCTACGGTATCAATTCGGCTTTAAAATCTTCCCAGGAATATGAAACTACCCAGGCGTGGAGCCCGTACAATAGTCTTGTCTTCACGAGTAATTTGATCCCCGCTCAGTACGAATATTTGAGTCCTCCAATGATCTATGAGAACGGCGAGCTCCTCGCCATAAACCAAAACCTGAACAGTTTCAGGAATATTATTACAGATATCTCCACACAGGATTACAGCATGCGTTCCAATCTTCTATATAATCCAACCGCCGAGTATCGAATTATTTCATTGTTAGGAGATCAGCCTTTACAACGGATCGATTTCAGCGTCTACCTTCAAACTAAAATTGGTATCCTCGTACCTTTCTATTTGCATTCCAATAGCAGTGTTTTGCTCAAAATTATGTTCAGGAAGAAGAAGAGATAAACACGTCGCCTATTCAATCTAAGATTGAATACGAGGTTCTAAGATAAAAGCTCTCCAATTGAAACATATCCCGACAACCACCTCTTGGAAGGCGGCTCAATGTAAAATTTGGACAATCGATTGGAAATGTACCCGAGAACCTCTAGAATATCTTTCTTGTTTTTACTGTGAACTATTTTGTCTAATCTATCCATAAGAGACTTAGCGCTGTGAGCCTTCAATTTTTTGAAGATGACGTCCATGTTCATATTATACTCACGCCATGAATTAAAAGATTTCAATTCGACCGTCGTTCTCAGAGTGTCCACAATAGACCTCAATTGATCATACTCCCCTATCGTGGAGTTTAGAAAAGTTTCGATCTTGTGAGTCGCGTATTTGTTCTTCTTCAACAGGGCGACCCTGTAGAGTCTTTTGATTGCTTTGAAATAATGACCATCTTCCATTTTGACAAAATATTCAGATTTAAATATATCCACTAGCTCTCCCTTGAAGTCAGGTCTTGTTGTGAGATTTTCCTGGACAAAATACCAGTTGATGGAAAAATCTACAAAGATATTCAACGGTTTTACAAAAGCTGCCACATCGAGTTTGATGATGCTCTTGCTCAATAAAAGTTGTTCAAGTGTTGTATCTTCCTTTTTCTGCGAAATGGATTTCTTGCCCTTGATCAGCTCCTTTTCATCAAAATGAATTGATTGGCCTCTGAACTCTCCAATCTTGAAATCAACGAAATATACGTCATTCGTGTCCCTTACCTTTCTAGCCACTTTCTTAATCGCCGAAATGAATTTGTCAGGAGTTAGGAGCTCTACGTCCTCTTGTAGATCAACATCTGAGAAATAAGTCAACTTTGGATTCGAAAACGATCCAATAATATCCGATTTTCTAATCGTCAATAAGTCAGTCACCTTGGAGATTAACATTTAACAATGTATTATAAAATGAACTCTGAAGTGAAATTGATTTTAGATCCATTGATCGATACATTTATCAAGGTGTCCACGAAAACGATCCCAGTGAACTCCAAAGAGAAAGTTGGCGGTTCCATAACCGTCGGATTGCTACGAAAATTAGTTGACGTATCCTCCTTATATAATGAGGCTCCCGATAAATTCAAATTCGGTAATTCAACTTACACCCTAGATCCAGAATTTAAAACCCGAACATTCCACGTGTACACTACACAGTCTCAAGGAAAGCTAAGAGTCTACATTCTCCATTCTGCCACATCCAAGCCCAGTTTCACCAAATCATTCATCGAGGATTTAGTAGCAGATGTCGGTCTGGCTCTAAACTATCGAACAAGAAGGATAAAGCAAAATGTAAAACTTCAAATTAAAGCCGAAGAAAAATATATTAATTTAACACAAAATATAACTACCATAGGCTACTCATTGGGGTCGTCAGTGGCTGAACATGCATCTAAAGATAGTAAATCGTATGAGACATTTATCATTAGCCGTCCAATAACATTCCTGAATTTATCCGATGTACTCCAAGCAAATGTATTCTCAGTCAAATCGAAATATGATCCCGTTGGGCTTCTGCAGCTATTAACAGGCAATTTAAGGCAAGAGATCCTACTCAACCCAAGTAAGTCGATGCGATCCATAACGGAGTTCTTTGACGAACATCTGGCCAGTGTCATCTTAGATAGACTTCCACAAAGTTCAACGCTAGGTCGACCCGAAGAATAATTCTTCATGTATACACCCACATGAAGGGGATTGAAGTGAAATTAAATTGTTGGGAGTCAAATGTCGCCATTGTGGGGTTCGTTGTGGATTCATTATATTCAAGATTATCTTGAATATTAATCGGTTTTGGTATAGTTTCCTTGTTGCATTTCCACGGAATGACCCATCGCTTTTGCTAATTTTTCCTTTTCCTCATTCTCCTTGGCCTTTAACTTCTTCTCTTCTCCAAATTTATGAGTCAAGTAGATCTTGCGGAGCATCTGAGCGCCCAGATTTTTCTTCAAGTGTTTCTTAGTAAAAGAGATTAGAATATTAGTCAAGTCGTGTTTTGAAACTCCCTCGAACAAGAGATCCCCGTTCTTCTTGTCGAAAATTGCACAATAATTTTTCAAAATAATTCCAATGTTCCTCTCGACATCAATTTTCACCTCCCCGTGTTTCTTATCTGTCTTGTAATCCCTCAAATATATAACGGGATTTGCCAAAACATGAAAATAATTCAAATCATCCTTTGGAACACTCTTGCCCCTCCAGTATCTCAGGGTTGCAATATCATTCCGTAAAATTCCATTCTTATCCTTCAACATATTCTTAAATGGAGAAAGGTAACATGCAATGATCACATAATTTCTAAGCTTCTTCTGTTGATCCTCTGTAATAGACGACATCTTATATCGCTTCCCTCTGGTCGATGTCAATCCAAATTGGGTAAGAAATTTCAACACCTCATCGGTGTACAAATTACCCAACTCCTCCACTTCTGTCCATTTTTTCTCTTCCTCTACAGTTTTCTCACCAGATTCGATTTGCTCCTTGTAGCTGTTGTTGAGCATATCTCGTCTTTTTGAAAGCTTGACAAACATGGGACTTGACATTTCATTTCTGAGTTTGAAAAGGGCAATGATCGAACTGATGTAGTTACGTTGCGTTGTTCTCTTTCTCGCTGAAATCTTTTCCAAAAAATTATCATATGGGAACCACGAATCGATTTTTCCATCTTCCAATTGAATCTCCAACAACTTTAAGACCATTCGGATGTTATTGTAATAAGTTTTAGAAGTAGATGGTTTATAATCTTTTTGTAAATTCACTCGGAGACTTTCCATTTACCTACCAAACTAAAAAAGTTTTTTAGTTTCCGAAACTAAAAACTACCAGCTTTATAAAATGCAAGTAATTAACTGTTCCAAGTGTAAGACCGAGAAGCCAAAGGAAAAATATGTGAAAATGCTCACTAGTTGCTCAGATTGCCGTGACTCCGCTAGGAAATCATCTGATGCGAAGCCAAAACCTAGCCAAGTCGGAAGAGTGAAAAATAGTTTCTTGAAGTTGGATGAAACCGATCAAAGAAAATTCCTAAACGAAATTCGCGCATAAAATATCAAAGACCAACATCATGTTGGTTTTTTTCGCAAAAACAAAATGATGTTGTATATAAAACAATGGAACCTAGAATTAGTCATTGCTCTAGAGGTCATACAATTAACGATAGATACCTATCGGAGGATCTCAATTCAAGGGACGACGCTCCCCAATTTTGCATGAAGTGTTTTGTCGACGACAGGGATCGACCTTCCCCAATCAAGAAAATGTTGTATTATGGTCACTGTAATAGTCACCGATGCATTTCAAGTGAAATTTTAATCAACCGTGATCCCGCAGAGCTTAGAGTCGAAATTGATTCAGTCGTGGCTCTTAGGTGTAATAAGTGTCGGGGGTATAATTCAATTCCTCCAAATATTTGTATTCTCTGTTCTGTCAAAATAGATGGCAGTGACATTTGTCCACATCGTTCGGGAACAGTTTACGAATTGAACAATATTAATGGGTTTGACGATCATGGAAACTGTAAGTCTTGTGCAACTTTGACAGCGGAGACATATTACCTCCGGTGCAGGAAGAATTCTGAGCAACAGCGATTATACGAACTCCATTTGACGGCAGTTAGAGAAGCGAAAGATGCGAAGAGGAAGAAGAAGTTTGAATTGCATTCCGAAAAACGGAGGATATACTTTGAGAAGTCGAAGAGAGAAATCGAGTCAAATCTTGTCCCACAATCAGATAGCGATACACTTCAGGACAATAAACCAGAAGCCCAAATCTCTGAAACTATTCCACCAACATCTAATGCTCCTCTGGCTGTGATAGAGGAATATATAGCCGAGTAGGTTGATCATTTTTAGAATGATCAAGAAATTATATTTATCGCGAAGATTGGATCTATGGTAGGCAATTCAGTTCCTGTATATCTTCCATTTGATTAGAACACCGCGGGGGATATATTTCGTTCAAGCATTCAGTCGTATATGTCAAAACAGCCCCGTGAAAATTACCATCACGAAAGACCGCAATAAATTGGTAGGCGGGAATGTACCGGATAACTTGATCAGGACAGGTGATTTTAATACCACGCTTTATGACCGGTGACCTTATTTCGTAGTCTTGATCGCAATCTGATAACACCCTAGTTCGGGGATTGTATTTGTAAACTCCCGCCGGTCTCCCATCAAAAATATCCCTAGGGGGCGGGGGTGGATCTGGATGAAATTCTATTGGGTTACATTCATCCAATCTCAAATCCTCCCTTCTCTTCTTCATCTTCTTCTTCTGTCCCTTGGACAGTTTAACCTGTGTCCTGCAAATGGGGCATAAATTGGTTCCTGATCCAACCACGCATGTATAATGAATTCTATGACCGCATGGGTCTAATGTGTCTGGAATACGGTTTTCATCAAGGCAGATTATACATTGATATCCTTCGGGAATTGACATTTAAAGTAACGTAACTATATCATTATAGGATACTATAAATTACCAATCTAACATTATCTAATGTTTCTAAAACTTTGACCGGTCAGAGGTTTGAGGTGAGGATGAGGTGAATATTCACCTTTTTCACCTCATACAATTGAGTTTTTTTTTTGACTGAAAAAAACCCAATGTAAAGTTTCAAAGTTGAAAAATGTTGATGGATTTCCCCACGACAGCTTTTATTTTAATTTCATCCGGTAGCGACCAATCTTATGATAAACAAAGGTATGGTTCACCGTAAAAAAGGGCACAACTTTGAGCTTTCAAAGTTGTGGCTCTGGATGGAAGCTCAATGAAATGGGACTACCGTCAGGTGGATACCACCTCTTTTTTAACATCTCAACTTTAAATACATAATTCTGTATATAGGAAAATAATAAAAACATGAGGTGAGGTGAGTATATCGTTCACCTCATATTAATATTTATTTTCATATATAGAGAAAGCCTGCTTTTAAAGTTTGAAAGTTGAAATTGAAGACGAATTTTCCCATGGCAGCTTTTAATGTAATTTCATCCCATAGCGATCGATCTTATTTCCAACTTTGCTCTCAACTTTGAAAAACTTTCAAACTTTCAAATCAGCAAATAAAGTCCCTACCAACTTTGAACTTTCAAAGTTGTGGCTCTGGGTGGAAGCTCATTGAAATGGGACTACCGTCAGGTGGATACCACCCCTTTTTTAACATCTCAACTTTAAATACATAATTCTCTATATGTAGAAATATATAATATTATGAGGTGAATAAAATATGCTCACCTCATATTAATATTTATTTTCATATATAGAGAAAGCCTGATTTTAAAGTTTGAAAGTTGAAATTGGAGACGAATTTTCCCACGACAGCTTTTATTGTAATTTCATCCCATAGCGATCGATCTTATTTCCAACTTTGCTTTCAACTTTGAAAAACTTTGAGCGTGACGAAACACGTTCTGATATTTGCCGAATAATTTAAATATGAAGTTACCTAAACAATATCTTTCCGTTGTTAAAGTAGAGATGTGTTTTGATAAATCTGAGAGGAAAGAATTATTGATGAGACTATTCCCCGTTATTTCTAAGGCGAGAGTAAGCGAAGACAGATATTTCATGAATATAATCCGCGTATGCTCAAACGAGTTTGAAGGCGGAATTAGGGGTTTCAACACCCTGATACTTCTAGCTAATAAAAAGGTAGAAGATAAAATAAATAAAGAAAATTATATTTATTACAAGAGCATCTACGATGGGGCTAGATTATCCGATGATTGTTTCTACACTGTCAGGACAATCGCTTATTATGCCATCTTAGATAATAAAATTGAATACTACCAGTTTATGAGATCTCACAAGGAAGACGAATTGATGAATACGTGCTTGGAGAATTTCAGCGATCAAACTGCAGCCAAATATCTTTCTTATCGGCTCTGGTTGACCTACGTCATATCAAGCGATAACAAGAGAGGATATTACTACAAAGATAATGTTTGGGTAGAAGAAACGGATAGATATAAAGCCAAAGCCGATAATGCGGTTACTGGGAGCTTAGTTTCTAATTTCATTCAGATTAGGGAGAAGATGTCTGAAGCCATTTGTCGGTTACAAGGAGAAGAAGACACCAAGGAGAATTCAGCCAGAATTAACTCCCTGGAATCTCAGATCGAAAAAGTGACTAAAATATTAGGATCGTTGGGGTCTGATAGCGTGATTAAACGAATTGTAAATCGCTTCTGGGTAATGCACGGCGAGAATGCAGATTTGAGTATTAAATTTGATATAAACAACAATGTCACACCCGTACTGAATGGCGTGCTCGAGGCAGACAAGAGAAATTGTAGAATTTTCTTTAGGGAACCTATCCCAGAAGATTATATCACGAAACGATTGTCTGTATCTTACGACAGCGAGTTGTATTGGTCACACCCGGACGTTTTAAGTTTTATCTCTTGGAATTCTCAATTGTTTTTCGACCATGAAACGATGCATTGGTTCTTTAAGTATCACGCGTCACTATTGAAGGGCGGGAATGATGATAAGATTGTATTGGTAATGTCCGGTGAGAATGGTAATAATGGCAAATCGACAATTCATAAGCTATACAAAGCCGTCTTTGGTGAATATTTCGCCAGAAAACTGAATTCTACAGCCCTAACTCAGGGGTACGGAAAATCGGGAGCAGCTAACCCGGAATGGGTTCAATTAGCGGGAAGTCGTTTAGGAATGGTCGATGAAGTCCCAGCGGGTGAAAAGTTCCACGCTGCACCATTTAAGCTTATCTCGGGGAATGATGATGTTTCAGGGAGGAAACTCTACGGTGACATCAAAGATCATGAAATCACTGCTAAGATCTCTATGGCGATGAATCACGTTTCCGCCTTTAATTGCCCAGATCAAGCAATCAAGAGCAGATTGAGAATTATCCCGTTTTTTAGCAAATGGGAATCTGGTGCACCTGAATCGTATGAGGAGCAGAAGAAGAGTAGACACTTCACCAGCGACGACGGGTTCATCTATGATGTGAAAACGAAATACAAGAAAGTATTTTTGTGGTTAGCGACGCAGTATTTTCCCATCTGGGCTAAGGAGGGTTGTTCAAATGAGACTGAACTGATGAAGAAAGCATCCGGTCGATACTGGAACGAGAATGACGTTTTCCAATCGTTTTTGAACGAGATGACTGTCAGAGTCACCGGAGTCAAGGAAAGAGTCAAATGTAGTGATTTACATCAATCTTTTTGTATGTGGTCGGCAAGTGGGGGTAGTAAGAAAGAACCGCTAGAACGAGGTGCATTTATTTCTATGATTTCACAGAGGCTCGGTGTAAGGCAACATGGGGGTGGATGGAACGTCATTAAGATGGTTGATGAGAATACACCAGTTGCTATATCTGAAGAGAAGATTCTTGAAGATGAGATTGTCGACATCACTGAGGAGGTGAAAGGTATTATTGGGTCGTCTTCTTATCCATTCTTTGAAAATATTAGAGAAAGTCTAATCGTTGATTGTGATAGAGAAGAGTTCGAGATGCCCAATATGGAAGATCTTGACGTATATATGTTCGAATTGGAGAACGAACGTAATCTTTTGGAACTGAAGGAAGAGGAAGAAGATGAATGCAGCTATTACGACGAATACGTGAGTAATAAGGCTTCAGCAGAAAGAAATGCCAAGATGAAGAAAGCGGAAGAAAAGGCGAAAAGAGCGGAAGAGAAGGCAAAGAAAGCGGAAGAGAAGGCGAAAAAGCTCTCACCTGAAGAGTTGAGGGAGAATAGACGGCTAAGAGACGCAGATAGGAATAGATTGAAAAAACAAAAGCTATTTGAGACCAAAGTAGTAAAGGAGATGGAACCAATGGGAAAGTACGACGGGGAAGTTTATTTAGTCAAGGGAACAAATCATGTAGTTTGCCATGATGAAATATTATTCCTTGTAGGATCTTTCTACAACGAGATAATTCATCCTGCCGATCCAACCTCATTGAGATGGGCGAGTGAAAATGGGATCTCGGTCGATGGTGAATTTCTGAAAAACTTTTGATTAACACAAACATATTTGGTAATTGATCACTCAACCTACGGTTGATTGACTAATGTAAAAGCATACAATAACTAAAATGGAATCTATTTCGCCCAAACAAAAAAGAAGCTATCATATTTCAGCACTAGGATTAAAGAGTCGTAAGGAAAAGGCATCGTTGAGAGTCAAGAAAGAAAAGCCCGAAAAAGTTGCCAAATTTCATTATTTCACAAAGAAGCTGTACGAGAGTAAGGTCGCTCAAACTGAAGAGGGGGAGGAGATAATTTCATTGGAAGAATACCGGAAGATCCTCAGAAGCAAAAAGTCTTTAGCTAAAAGATTCTGTCTTAGACACAACCTAAGTTCCAAAATTGAAGAAGCAATGTACGAAGAAATATTCGAATGTAATATAGACGAGCTTAGAGAATTTTCCAGCGCGAGAGCATACGACGCAATTAGTTCAGAAGAAGATGAAGATTAATTACACATTCCGAGAATGTATAATGTCAATCTTAAAGATTGATACAACTATTTCCCATAAATGGATAAAGGTCATTTTTATAAATGGCAGATACTAAGAAATTGACAAAAATGATCGTGGGTAGTTCCGAAGCAAAAAATTACAAAGAGGCGATATTGGAATGGGAAATAGATCTTGTTTTTCCACTGATGGGTAATCCCGAAAACTGCATATGTGGGACGAGAAATACGACAGTCGTCTACGAGATAGTTAACATGAAGAATAGAAAGACCTTGAACCCAATAGGTCGAAAATGCATCAAGAGATTATCCACCCACTCATATCAAATTTCAGAACATAATCGAAGAATTGAGTGGTTTTTGAAAAATGTAGAAGGAAATTACCTAAACGTCTCACCTGAGTACTACAATAAGATTATAGACTTTTCTTCGAATGAAGATTGGGGAAGTTGTAGAAAGATGATTTGTACTAAATGTCTCGAATTAAAAACAGTTGGAGAATTTGTAGACGAGAAAAAAAATAGATGGCACGGAGTAAATAAAACAACGAGAGACGGGACGCCATACGTCCACAATGTTGAATATAAATCCACAAGGGTAACAAAAACAGGAACGTATGTCGTACCTGAATATAAAGTAGATGGTGGTATGTGCTACGAATGTTCCACCACAGTGGAAATTAAGAAAATAATGAAAGTTGTTGGGGGAAAGAAAATAATGAAAGTTGTTGGGGGAAAGAAAATAGAAGTGTCATTGTTTGATTAGCAATAACGATCGGATATTATTCATTTTAAAAATGAATAGAGAACAGTATTACAAATGAGCGAATACAAAAATACCAAAAATCTCCTATTGATGTGTCCCAAATGCGAACATGACTGGGAAAACGAACCTGTCTTGATTTGTGGTCACTATTACCGAGAAGGATGTCGGTGTCACGAAGACAATTCTAGTGAATCAGCTTTGGAATGGCGATGTGAGTGTAGGTTTATGAGTCCTGCGCTGGAACCAGATGGTGATAGGAGACATTGGGGCGCAAGGTGGAGATGCAATAGTTGTTTTGATGAATATCCGTTTCCCATATTTTGTGAGCATTGCCACGCCATAGGAGTTTCAAGGAGAGGGTGTTTTCATTCAAATCAATTATACAATCAATGGTACGAATGTGATGATTGTTTAATCGTTCAACACCCCTATCATTCACTAAGAGATTACAAATATAGATGTGAGGGGTGTGAGGCAGATGAAGGAGATGTTCAAGTCCATATAAGAAACGGTCAGCGTAAGATATTTTGCTTAGATTGTTCGCACAAAGCGGAATCGGAATACGATGGGCTCCCTTTCACCAATTTGAAACCCGCAAAACGATAAATTTGTTCATTTTGAAAATGAACAAATTAGTTTACATAAAGATTAAATATGTATTCTATAAATGATAGAACCCATGTACCAAGATCTCGTAATAAAGTGTCCGAAATGCGAGCATATATGGCCAGAAGATGAACCAGTCGCACAATGTGGTCATTACGAACGAGAAGAATGCAAATGTCACGATGGTGATTCTAGAGAATCATCATTAGGATGGAGATGTAGGTGTATGGAAGCTTTTCATGGGGGGGGAATCAAATGTGGTGATTGTATTCTAAGATTTCAGGAACTCGGGGATCCTCCCCCGGTCTTTATAACTGAAGCATATAGACTTGTCCAATCAGCTAGAGCGAATTGCCCAGTCTGTTTGTTGATACAGTTTACTTGCCAACCCATGAGAGATTATGGATTTGATTGTGAGAGATGCGGAGGAGATAGCGGGAACGCGGCGGTTCATATAAGAAATAGAGAGCGGAAAATATTTTGTTCTGAATGCTCAGACCAAGAAGAGCAAGAATATGATGAGCTTCCTTTCACCAATTTGAAACCCGCAAAACAAAAATGATTGGTTGATATAAATGGATCCAATCGAAATATTAAAATGTCCCAATTGTTACCATTGCGACGAAGGGGATGATTGTGAATGCGTTTGCGAGCTAATTGAAACCGTGGGCTATTTATGCAGAAATTGTGGAGGGACTGATGAATTAACTCCAGTCTACGAGAAAATTCATTGTGGTGACTGTCTCGTCGTCTATCTTCTGAAAGATAGAATCTACGACGACTGGAAATGTTGTAGATGTCCTTCGGCTGACGTTTTAGGAAATTACCATATGAAATTTGGAAAAGGGGAAAGGTTGTGTCTAACTTGCTCAAATCAGGATGTAGATTCGTATAATGGCAAATCGCAGCGATCCATTTTCAAATATATCTATGAGGAGTGAACCGAGTGAAACCATGACACTCACAAAATTACACGATCCCGGATCGCGTATTACTAATCTCTAAGTTCATTCCCGACGAGATGAAAATTGACAGGCAAGAGAAAACTCCTTATCTATATTAGGCAATTTTCGTCTAATTTTAAGAAATCAAGAATTGGAAGATAAACCAGAGAATTCATTTATACGAGATTGTCCCGTATAACACCAAACAGAAATTAATCGGTCTCGGCAATAGTATCATCTTCATCTGTGTCACTAAGCTCGCAGGGACGTCCATCGAGCTGTCGGAGGGGATCGTCGGCCACGAGCATCTCTATTTCCAGTTGCATCATTCTAGCTTCGGCGCGAAGACGTTGAATATCCCCGTCCTGGCCGCATTGAAGTGTACCTTGGGACATCTTCCCGTTGATTAGATTGGTATTGAACACCAAAGGACTTCCATCACTTGTGACGACAGTTTTCTTTGCAAGTTGTTCGGAAGATTTTAATTCGTAGGTGATACATGTGTCGTCGTTGTTTAGTTCTATGGAGCAACTCCATTTGCTTTCTTTATCGCTTGAATACGAGGATCCCATTTCTAATTTACAACACGTTGAGATTTTTTATTGGAGCTTAGTAAATGGAAATGACATATGGAAAGTTTATCCGGTTGTTCGCAACAAAACATAACATCACATATTGGGATGCTCAGGAATCACCTATAAGACAACGAGAGTGGAAAACATTTCAGGAAATAAATTCGAAGGAGAAGGAGCTGGTAGCTCAAGCGGAAAGGATTCGACAAACAGCACTTGAATGGGCTGACATGGTCGAGAGTGGAGGTGGGGATGCTTCCGAAGTGAGGGAATTCGCATCGAGAGGATACGACATCATGAATTTCGTTATTCCAGAAAGTACCTATTGATCTCTTACCCTTAAGGGACTTTAATGTTTGATGGATACTCGTCCTTTTCAGGGAAATATTTCGTTATAGGATGTGGGTATTGGGGGGAATTTTGGTTTTATATTAATCTATTTACAACTTGTAGTTGTAAAGGTGGTTCTTTTGTCAATTTAAAAAATAAATTGATATGAGTCGATGTGGAGAAGTTAGAATGTGATTTTAAATTTCCATTTTAGATTGCGATTAAGACACCTCTCATTGCTATCAGTTCAGCCCGGCGTTTTCCACTGATAGGGAATTTACTCAACGATTGTTTCTTCAGCTTTCGAAGGTGTTTGATTTCATCTTTCAACACTTTGTTTGTAACCCTAGGTTCTTTAGCTGCCTTTGATGGTTTTGATGGCTCATCTTTTTCAGGATCGGGAGATAGTGATTCTTCTGGGATTCCAGAGCCACTTAGTGATTTTTCTAAGATTGAAAGAGCTAATTTGACTACGAGATCACTGCCGTAGGCGGCAATTAAACTAGTCGCCACTACGCCGACTGTTGTAGCTTTTAATCCATTTGATAAGATTCCTGATCCTTCCATTTTGAAATGGGGGTGTTTTTTTATTCGAGGTTTATTGTGACTGCCCATTTATTTGATACTATATTTCACCAAGTACTAGTTTTGTCAAATTCTCATCTTGGTAACTTATTCTATATTTGAATGAAATATACATATAGAATAGAAACTAGATATTCGTCAAAAGTAGTACCCAATAAAAACTATATTTCACCAAGTACTACTTTTGTCAAATTCTCATCTTGGTAACTTATTCTATATTTGAATGAAATATACATATAGAATGGAAACTAGATATTCGTCAAAAGTGGTAACATGAAAATAGTACTATTTTTGGTGTTCTATTCCTGACGAATTCTCATCTTGGTAACTTATTCTATATTTGAATGAAATATACATATAGAATAGAAACTAGATATTCGTCAAAAGTAGTACCCAATAAAAAACTACATTTATTATCACTCGTCAAAAGTGGAACATAATTGATTGCAAAAAAAAAATGTTGATGTAACTAAAACCATGGCAGTGAATAAAACTAGAAAAGCTGTATTTGTAATCCCAAATGATCATCCCGATTTCGACAGGATAATGGATCACATCTATCACCTGAGATACAAGAGGCTTATCCATGCATCCGATGAAAATAACATCTACGGGTTCATAGATTTCTCTTATCCGAGATCGCATAGGAGTATCACAAATAAGATCCCTGTTCCAATCTGGGACTTTATCAGCGAGAAATTAAGACAAGATACCCTAGAGTTAATTGATTCACTGGGTGATATCGAAGAGTCCGGGAACTTAGAAGGTTCGGAATTGAAGTGGTTGACTGTTGAGGAGACTCGCGAAAGACGAAATAGATTATGGCGGGAAAAGAGAAGGGAGAAGCTTTCACATCGACAGGTGGAAGATCTAGAGGTAAAGGAGAAGGAGCAGGAAGAACTAAAAAATGTTCAGGAGAAGACAAGAGCTTATTTTACAAAGGAAATTGACGTCAAATCGATAAAAGCTCTCAAGGTCAAATATGGAACCGACGCCATGTGGAAATAAAGTGATACCACTTTTGGCAATTGTCAGGGTTTCAATCTATATGTATATTCAATTTGAAATTGAATAAAGTTACAAAGATAATT